TCCACATACTCGGAAGTGCAGGCTGTTCAAATCCGGTTCATTGCGGGCTATGGCGCGGCAGCGAGCGTGCCCCAAACCATGAAACAGGCGATGCTTTTAAAACTGACCGACCTCCACACAAACCGAGGCGATGCAGAGCGGAATTTCGCAACCAACACTTTAGATCAGGCGGTAGAGGCTTTGCTCTGGCCTGATCGCGTGGTCCCGATCTAATGCCAGCGCCCACGATCAAGATAGGCCAACTCAGGCACCGGGTGACGATCCAACGCGTGACCGAAACGCGCGGGACCGACGGCTCGGTAGTTCAAGCGTGGTCCACGTTCGCCAATGCCCGCGCAGAAATAGTACCGCTGTCGGGTTCTGAGGATTACGTTGCGCAAGGCCTCAGCGCCAGCGTAGTGCATCGGATCACGACACGGTACGTTACGGGCGTTGTTCCCAAGATGCGCATCGTGTGGGGCGATAGGACGTTCGAGATTAACAGCGTGCGCAACATCGACGAGCGCGGGCGATGGCTTGTCATGAATTGCGTGGAGGCGGTCTGATGTCGGAGCGCGGAAGCATCGACCTCTCGGATTTCATGAACCGAATCAAGGCGATATATCCCGGTATTGAACGCGATGAGATTTACCCCAAGGCGATGCGCAAGGGAGCGAAATATCTGGCCGGGTTGATCGAGGAGCGCACGCAGGCAAGGGCAATGGATCTTGTGGCGCCAGCAACACAGTACAAAACGGCGCGGCATAAGAAGTGGCATCCTCCAGGACAGGCCCGAGAGAATGTTATTGTGTATCAGCGCAAGGGCAAGAGCTTGTATCAGAGCGAGGTCAACGCGAATCTATCGCTGCTCGTAGGGTACGAAAAAAGCAAGGCCTACTATATGTATTGGCGCGAGTACGGCAATAAGAATCAATCGGCGCAGCCAATTGTGCGCCCGGTTTACGATGCCCATGTTGATGAGGCACTCGAAATATCGCTAGATATGATCGCAATGGATCTAAATAAGAGGCTCGCGGGATAATGCCAATTGACTCTGCCGTCTATACCAGACTATCTGGATTTGCGGGCATATCCGCTCTTGTGTCCACGCGCATTTATCCACCGCCCGTGCCACAAAACGGAACCTATCCGCTCGTCACCTATCAAGAGGTCTCCCGCGTCCCGATCCACGTCATGGGCGGAACGGCGAGCCCGGTGCATATCCGGTATCAAGTCGATTGCTGGGCGGAAACCGTCGCAGGCGCGAAGGCCGTAGCGGCACAGGTCGAATCGGCTCTCGATAACTACGCGGGGACGAGTGACGGCGTCGTGATCCTGAATTGCTTTCTGGAGGTCGGGCAGTCGATGGACTACAACGATTCCGAGGGCGTGCATCGGTACATGCAGGAATATGTTTTGGAGTATCGACGGTGAAAATGGACACGACAAAGCAGCTCATCGCCCTGCACGCGCAATGCTCCGCAATGGTGATGCAACTCGAAGCCCTGATCGATGCGGAGGACTCAGGGGAGTGTCGGCATGAGAATGCGATAGATCAGAGCGTGATGGGACAGCGCCCCGGAGAGCGCATGTTTTGCCAGGATTGCAATCAATATTTTTCTAAAGAGGTATAGCGATGGCATACGGTGCATTTACGCATTGCGGATTATTCGTCAATGGGCTCGATCTTACGAGTGATTCAAATATGGCGAAGATACTCGCAACCAAAGAAGTCAAGGATAGGAACGTCTTTGGTTTTACCGCCAAGAATCGAGTCATGGCTGGATTGTCGGATATTAAACTGACTGCAGCCGGATTCGTGAATAACGCGGCTGGCGGCCAGCTCGAATCATTTCAGACGAATCTCTACAGCGACACGATAAACACATGCCTGATTATTCCATCGGCCTCGGGCGTTGCTCCTGCAGTCGGCGATAGCTGCTGGTTTTTCCAGGGCATGCAGGCTCAACACGAACTCGGCGACCAACACGGAAATGATCTGGCGTGGAATCTGAGCCTGCAGGGCGGGGCGAATGGATACCCATTATCGTTCGGCAAGTGCCTGAATCCCGGCACGACAGCCATCACGGCAGACGCAAGCGGGACGGGCGTGGAGGTCGGCGCGGTATCAGCATCGCAGTATGCCTATGCCATGCTCAACGTCACGGAAGTATCCCTGGACGATTCGATTATCGTCACAATCTACAGTGCGGCGGCGAATGATTTTGTCGGGGAAACCCTGCGGTTTACGTTCGCATCGAAAGCGGCCGTTGGATCGGAATACCTCGCGAAGCTGGTAGGCCCGATCACGGATACATGGTGGAGGGCAAAGTACGATGTGACCGGCGCGGCTGGCGTCTCGATTAAGTGCGCCGTGTCGATGGCTATTCAATGAGTTTGGTTTTGCGCTTCGCCCACCAAGCTTTAACGCCTTCGCGCTGATGTTTTTTGTAATCATCGGTCTTGGATCTTTTCATGGCGTCGATGATTTTTTTTCTTTTTCCTGGATTCGCCCAGTTTGACTTTGATAGTTCACTCATTCTTTGTTTTTGTTTATCACTTGAGTGGTGGAGGGAAGTATGTACTCCGGTCATCAATGCTATAAGGTTTTCTGGGCGATTATCTGTTTTGTTTCCATTTATGTGGTGAACAACTTCTCCTGGCAACAAACTTCGCCCATTGGATTCTTCCCATATTTTTCTGTGCAGCCTAACGTATTTTCCTTTTCTATTGTGGCCGTTTGGATATTCGCGCACAACGACGTAATGCCCGATGCCGCTGTAATTACGGAGGCAGGGGAATTCGGGTGTGCCCCGAATGGAACGATCCTGGAGGTTTCCCGAAATTCTTTGCACATATAGGACCAGCTCCATCTCCGCTGCATTCTCTTGGACGAATCGATAATGATGGAAACTATGAACCGGGTAATGTCCAATGGGAAGAACCAAAGCAACAACTTAACAACACTTCCCGCAACCGCATGATAACCATCAATAATCAAACCAAGACTCTTGAGCAATGGTCTAGGCTTTGCGGAATTGACAGTCATGCGATAGCCCTTAGAATCGACCGCTACGGATGGACCCCGTTCGATGCGATTTCCAAACCCATCTCCTTCGCTGGAACTAATAAGGAAAGGATTTATTCTTACAACGGAGAATCCCATAATATTTCTCAGTGGGCTAATCTTTTTGGAATAAAAAGACTTACCCTGACGCGCCGGTTAAACTACGGATGGACGATCGAGAAAGCATTAACCAGCTCACTAAGAGGCCATCCCGGATAGCGTAAAAACCCCATCCGTGTGGATTGCCACGGTTAACGTATTTCCGGTAGTGCAAGTCACGTCTGCAGGAGCCGTATCGAGCAGGCAATAGCAGAGCAGCGCCTTCGTTGCGTGCGTGTCGTCGTAGATCACCGCAAACCGCGCCGTGATGCTTCCGCCGGCCGCCGTCCAGACAACGTCATCCACGTCGAATTTTACCGTGCTACTTGAGCGTAGCCACTGGTTAGCCGCCGAAATAGTTCCCGTGCAGGCCTCACCGCCCGTGGTATAGCCGAACTGCTGGGCGTGTTCGTTCGTGAGGTCTCCGTATTCGTCGTGAGTCAGCGTGGCGCAATTCGAGGTCGACAGAAATAGCGCCATTTTAAACTCATGCCCGTCAAGGTCGATCGCTCCATCCCCGATCCATTCCTTCGCGGTGTCATACATGATCCACGTTCCGGCTGCCATATCAGTTCCCCCTTACGCCAAGATTTGCCGTTGGAACAACTACGCTCACGCCGCCGATTCCCGGCCTTGGCACGATACCGACAACGCCGCTTTTAATCTCCGCGTCAATCTGCGCGAGCCTTTTCTGTGCGTCGGCAAGCTCGGCCTGCTTCGCCTTGATTCTCTCCGTAAGCAGCATGACGCGCTCGGCTTGTCTGATCCTCCGCGCCGCCTGATACTCTTTCCACTCCAGTTCCGCTAATTCCTGGCGAAGCTGGGCAGATGTTTTGGTTTCCGTCATATGTCCCCCTATAACTCGTTATTTAATTGCCACGTAGAGCCATGGCGGCCCTGTTTGCCCCCGTGAGCCGTACCGGATTGCGATTAATCCCAAGTAGCCTTACCGGCGTGCAGGTCGTTCGCCAACTGATCATATAGCCCTTTAGATCGGGTTGCTTGCCGGTCAGCGATAGTGTTCCAGCTCCCGGTGATAGATACACCGTGCCGCCCGTGATCGGCGTTGGCCTCGCGCCCGTGAGAGCGAGTACCCCGATGACAGGCGCAAGGTATTGATGAGCCGTACTCGTCGGCGTCGGCTGCTTCCCGGTGAGCGCCAAGGATCCAGATGCAGGCGATACCGTTTTGTGCGCTCCCGCTGAAATCGTCGGAACTGCGCCGGTTAACGCCAGGGCTCCGGTCGGAACGGTGACGCTTTTCAGATCCGTAGCCGATGCTGTCGGAATCTTCCCAGTCAACGCCAATGATCCACACGACGGAGACGCCAAAATGTTAGCCACGCCTGAGGCTGGCGGGACTTTGCCCGTAAAAAGCAATGCCCCCCTCGGAACTGTCACCGCTTGCCCCCCGGGTT